TTTTATCAATAAAGTTGAAAAGTATGTCTGCGGAAGATTTTTACAGTCTGCTAATAGAGTGTGACTATCAACAGAGATTATACGCAATTTGGTTCAGATATTACATGTGAGGTGTCCAATGGAAAATATTTACAAAGAGGTTGATTTCAAAACCTATTGCAAAACCTGCGAACATAAGGATCTCGAAGAAAAATTTGATCCTTGTAATGACTGTTTGGCAGAACCGATGAACGCAAATTCGGATAAACCTATTTACTGGAAGGAGGCTGAAAATGGTAGATAGTATCTTAGTTAGTGTTGATTTTTCAAACAAAAATGACACTGGAGTAATGGTTGTAGGAAGAAAACGAATGAATCAGTCTGTCGAGATTATCAATGCTTTCCAGGGAGATGAAGCGAGAGAACTTTATGAAAAGCTGGTAACAAAGAAAAAGAAGGAGGAACAGAAGTGAGTAATTACGAAAAATGTAATGGCTGTCCATACTATTATGGAGAAATTGATAGTTGCATGTTTGGCGAGGAAGATGTACCAGATAATATGAAGAAAAAGTGTGAGGTAAATAATGAATAGAACGACAAAAATAAATATTTTGGCATATGCTTCCGAGCCAGATAAAAACTTCAAATATGAGGGTGATATCGTTGACTACAAAGGAAAAAGGTATTTCGTAAGTCTGGCAGAAGAGCGAGTGGAATTTATCGGAATTATTAAGGAGGACAAGTAGAGATGAAAACAATTAAAGAAAATTGGAAACTGGTACTTATCGTGGCCGCTGGGATTGTCGCGGTTATTTTTATGTGTATTTTTGGAATTCAGGGAGCACAAAACAAAGCATTCGCATTGGAGGAACAGGTCAACACTGCTGATTCAGACATTAAAGTTCAGGAAAAAAGACGAGTCGATCTTGTTTATAATCTTGCGGATTGTGTCAGGCAATACGATAAGCATGAGGCTGAAACACTTACAGCTATTGTCGATGGTAGGGAAAAAGCAACCAGTATAGAAAATGTAACCACTGCAATCGCTGCTGTTACAGAGGCATATCCAGAATTAAAATCCAATGAAAATTACAAGGAACTGATGAATGAATTGTCCATTACTGAAAATTTAATTGCTGAGTATAGAGAAAATTATAACAAGCAGATTAAAGAATACAATC